ACAATTTCCACAAAGTCAAAATTCGATTGCAAAAGCGCAAGGATGAGGTATCAGATGTGTTTGAACGTGCGTTTGGAGAACAATTTTCAAACCTTCGACAGCGCGCAGTATTTGCTTACCCAAATCCACCTCCCGTTACAGAGGGGACAGATTTGTTTTACGTATTCCCTGTAAATGGATACAAATTTCTGTACAGCAAAGAGGTAACAAATTCAAGCAACGATTACAAACGAGTGATTGACACGCTGTTTGAACAGTTTGAAGACCCATCAACAGCGTCGGATATTGTTACTGATCTACTAAAATACACCTATTCCTCAACATTATTGCATGAGGGTATAGTTTCTGATTCAGAAATCATCCTGTATGGTATACCATTCTACTATGCAGTACGAACTTCTGCATGCCAAGACTACAACTCTCTGTTAGCAATGGCAAAATAACATAAATACAACAAAAGGAATACTATGGAACTCGCACTGTTTACAACTATTGGTGGTCACGAAGTTATCGGGAAGATTGTTGGAGAATTGTACGATGGTACGATCATCGTTCTGGAACATCCATTGGTTGTACGTCCAATTGAAAAGTCAAAGGGTCAATGGGCTCTCGATCTTTTCCCTCATAGCCTGTCAGATCCCGAAGGTGAACACAAGTTCTACACCAATGCGCTTGTTAGCCGGTCTGTTAAGGTTCCAGAAATGCTTGTTAAAGCGTATACAGAGCGCACATCAAGCATCATCCTTTCCTCCGCGTTGGATCAAATGGAACGAATGAAGTAATATGCCAAAAGTTGTAGTCAAAGGTGAGTCAGTATATAAGTGTAGCGTGTGCGCACGCAACATTCGTGTGCCAACAAACAAGCAGGGCCTTGATGTTTTATTGCGCTGCAACATTACCTACAACTGTCAAGGGAAACTGCGGCGCGTTACGCAGGCAAAGGAAATAAATCAAACCCCTGCATTTCCACCCGAGGTGCAGAACGTTGAAGATTGGTTTCAACGCAAGGTGTTGTACACACACGATCAACCCGTGCAGTCAACAACCTGGACAGTCAAACACAACTTAGCAAATCGTCCAAAACTTCACATTTTCGTATACCGAATTGTTGATGGTGTAAATGTGTTGGTAGACAGCACACCACTAACGGAAACAACAATTGACTTGAACACAGTACAGGTCACGTTTGCAACAGCAGAATCTGGGTTAGCACAGTGCATCGCACTTGCATCCCAAAATTCAACTAACCCCGAGTCAACACAGCTTATCGTTGACACAACAACAGTGTTTCAAGTGTCAAGCAATGTTGGCGAGATTACGCTTGCCACGCTTTCTGCATCACCTCTTATCAGCTTGGCGTTGACATATAAGACATCTGGTACGCAGTTGGATGTTGTGATCGATTATGCAGGTATTGACAATGTTCCTGCCATTGGTTCGCCGTGGGCTGGAACGTCTAACGTTGTGCTCAACGGTAAAAAGTACACTGTGCGAAGTTTCAACATCACAACCACCCCGCTTGCCCCAGCGTATTTTGCAGCAGGGTCTATTCCGACGGGTTCGACTTTCTATGTAAGCAACTTCAATGGCCATGTTCCTGTTACAGGTGAATGTTTGATGTTGTTGGGTCGTGATCCGTATGCAACCGTTGATAGAGTGCTGGACCGGTACATTGACGTATCCCAAATCAACACCGCCACCCCTGAAACATTTTACACATCTGGCAAGGGGTACACAGTTCCTACGCTGATTAAGCAGACATACCCGCTTATTTTAGTTGTGTAACATTGGCTTCTACGGTATATTGATCTCCTATGGGAGAAAACATGCAAAATAACAACAATAAACAACGCTTGCTGGTGGAGTATATGATATCTTCACCTGACACGTTTGCAAGATGCAAATCGATTGTCAAATCAGAATACTTTGATCCAGAATATCGTAAGTCGGTGGATTTCTTACACACGTACTACGACAAATATAGTGCTGTTCCGTCACCTGCACAGATTGATGCTGAAACGGGCGTCCAACTTAAACACCAACCAATTTCACGTGCTGACATCAAGTACTGCACAGATGAAATTGAAGTATTCTGCCGTAGGCGAGCTGTTCAACAAGCTGTACTCACTGCACCTAAAATGATTGCAGAGGGTGATTATGGTGGGGTAGAACGAATGATCAAGGACGCTGTCTCTATATCTCTGAACAGAGATATGGGGTTGTCGTACTTTAACGATCCACTTGGTCGTCTTGAAGAGATGACAAAAACTTCACCACGTATTCCAACACTTGGTCATGAGTTTGACGAATTGATGGGCGGCGGGCTGGCTCGCAAAGAAATCCTTATGTTGTCGGCGAATTCTGGTGGTGGTAAGTCAATTTGCCTTGCAAATTTAGCACTTAACTGGCTATCAACGCCGAAATCACCCACTGACAGTCGTAAACTCGACGTATTGTACATTTCTCTGGAACTATCAGAAGAGATGATTGGTCAACGATTTGACACGATGTACACGGGAATTTCAACTGTACGTTGGCGTGACAATTACCGTGAAATAGCAGGAACACTCGAAGATATTGCACCACATGTAGGTCGAATGACCATTAAGCACATGCCCTCGGGGACAAACGCTAATACTATTCGTGCGTACTTGAAAGAGTTTGAACTCGTAAACGGGTATATCCCGGATTGTTTGATTCTTGATTATCTGGATCTCGGAGGTCCTAACGAGCATGTATCTGCTGATAATATCTCCGAAAAGGACAAACGAGCGGCAGAGCAATTCCGTGATATTTTGTTTGAGTACGACATGTATGGTGCGACTGCTTCCCAGCAAAATCGTTCAGCCATTGAAGCACAAGAGCTGAACCATAGCCACATTGCTGGTGGATTGACAAAAATCAACACAGTAGACTGGTACATCTCTATCATCATGACCCCAACGATGAAAGCTGCTGGTGAAATTGGCTTTGCATTTTTGAAGACTCGCAGTAGTGATGGTGTTGGTAAGATCGTATACATGAAATGGGACAATGGAGCTCTACGGATTCGAAGCTATCCAAAAGATGAAGACATTGACGATGACGGTGTCATTACCAACAAAATGGCAAAGTTCAAAGAAGGTAGTCCCCCCAAACGTAAGTCGCTACTTGATAGTTTTGACATCGGTTCACCACAATAAATAACTCAATAACCATCCTCAGAAGGAACCCCAAATGAAAATTCAACCTACTCTTACCGTAAATGTCGATGAATCCACGTTTCAAGTGGACAGAATGAGCCCAGAAGTTCAGCAAATGATTGCTTACTTCGATGATTGGCGTCAAAAGGAGGCTGATGCAACGTCCGAGCTGCTGATGATTCGCGGTGCTTTGAAGGACATTCAAGCAACCCTCCTGGAAACAATTCAGAAGGACCGTGCTGATGCGTTGAAAAAAGCCGAAGCACTCGGTATAATTCCTGCATCTACGGAAACACCCGCAGTTACCCCTGAGGAATAACGATATGAAACTGAATGAATCTGAAATTACTTCAATTGTGTACGAAAAAGACAGTGGTGAACAGTCGGCGCGGGTAATCATCCCTACCTCTGTTCCCAAAGACCTAATTCGTGCTCTTGATGTTTCAGAGCTTGAACCAGCAGAGCGTCAAGACTTGCTAAATCTGTACACAGAGTACAAGCAGTACACGGCAGCTTTCCTGGAAAACATGTTCAACTTTGAAACATGGGTCGATCATACCCACAATCGAACAGTGAAACCTAAGTGGCGAGCATTTAAGGTCGCTGGATTGCGATAACCGAATCAAGGGCCCTAACCAGGCCCTTTTCCTTTGCTGTTCCATAAATACCGTGACAAACTATGTCACCGCAAGGGAACAGACTTCATGAAACTAATCAAACAACTAAATGACAACGCAAAGCGTACTATCGTAGCAGAAGATGCTGGTGGTGCAGTTGGTGGCGGTGACATAGCAGGGGCAGGTATGGCTATGCCTCTTTTCTCACGTCTGGTACAACGTGGCAAGCCTACGAAAAAGACCGCAATTGTAAAATCTCCTGTGTTTGTTGCTAAGAAGCCAGGCCTTGGGTTAGCAGAAGCGTTCAAAACTCTTTCAGAGTTTGAAGGCGACGAACCAGCTGCTGGTGAGCAAAAACAACAAGATAACTTTGACTCATCAGAAGTGATTTCTAAGCTCAAAGGACTTGAACAAAAGGAAAAAATTGACCAACGTGATACTGTCACGTTTGGATTAGAGGACGATGACAGCAATCTCGTACGCGTCACCGTTCGTTCGGAACAAGCAGAAGATTTTGAAAAAGCACTGCAATCGTTGATGTCAGCTCGTGAAGACGAGAACGATGAAATCCCTGAAATTGCAGAAGTGTTGTTCAAGCTGAAAGATCAGTTCGATATTGTTGACGTTCAATGGCCTGAGGTTGTTGAGGACGAAGAGGAGGTTAATGACCTTCAAGGCGGTGGACCGGAGGGTGCTGATGGAATGGATCCAAACGCTGCTGGTGATGAACTGGATCAACCTGATGAAATGGGTGGAATGGATGCGCCACCAGCAGGTGGTGATACTGGTCAAGTTACTGACTTGCTTACACAAGTGATTGATATGATGAAGGCTGACGCCGAGGCTCGCAAAGCAGAAGCACGTGCGCGTGAAGCAGAGGCAAAGACCAAAGAAGCTGACGCGTTGGTTGCTCAATCAATGTCACGTGTTAAGCAAGAAGAACAATATCTGGACATGGATAGCTACAACAAGGCAAAGAAGGATGAAGACAAAGAAGCAAAGCGTCTTGCCCAATTAGCAAAGTGGAAGCATGACATGGGTCGTGATCAAGGTAATGACGGCCGTGAGATGGATACTGAACCAGCTGACGCACCATTGGTTCCGAACCCAGATGAAATGGGAATGGAACAAGAAGAACGATCATATCGTCGTCCTGCCCCTGTTCGCGCCCAGCCGCCCCAGCGCGCCCAGCCGCCCCAGCGCGCCCGTACAGTTCGAGGCCGTGTCGCCCCACATGATATTGCGCAGTTCATCATTGGTAGGGTGAAATAATATGTCAACGTTGTCTTTTAAGCAGTATCTGTCTATTATGACAGAAGATACTCAGCAGGATGTTAACAAGCTAATGTCTGACATTTCATTGATTGACACACAAGTTAATCAACGCACGCAACCGCTTCTTCTTCGCAAAGCTCAACTGCAAAAGCTGCTTGCAATCAAGCAAAAAATGGCACAAGCAGAAGAGAAAAAGAATGGTGGAATGCAAGCACCGAACGGTCAGCAACAGGGCCAGCCTTCAAACCAGACAACCACACCGGGTGGTACAGGTTCGGCAACCCCTGGCGGAGCACCTGCGCTAACAAGATAACGCGTGTTCACACATTTAACCACAATCAGCCCCATAGAATTAAAGACCGTCGAAGGACCCAAAGGTCGATTCTATATTACACCCGAGGGTAACAAATACCCATCAATCACAACCATTCTTGGAGCCGGTGATAAACTATGGCTCCAAGAATGGAGAATGAGCATGGGGTTTGAAAAAGCTGACAAAGAAATGAAGCGTGCCGCCGATAGAGGTACCGCAGTTCATTCAATGGTTGAGAAGCATCTTGACAACGATCCCACACCGACAGCCGGCCACAATCACGAACACATTCCTGGGTTCAATCAATTGCGCCTTCCGTTGCGGAAGGTGGACAATATCCTAACACAAGAGAGCGCGCTTTGGAGCGACACGCTACGGTGTGCAGGTAGAGTGGATTGCGTGGGAGAATACAAGGGTAAGTTGGCAATCATTGATTTCAAGACGTCAACAAACAATAAGACAGAAGCAATGGTGCAAGATTACTACTTGCAGACAACTGCGTATGCACTGATGTTCCAGGAACGATACGGCATTCAGATTGATCATTTGGTCATTCTTATGAGCGTTGAACGTGGAGCTGTTCCGCTGGTATTTCAACAACCAATTGAGCCATATATTGAGCCGCTCCTTTTGCGTATAAATACGTATCACACTACGTACGGAGTTAAGTCATGAATGATCCAAAAATTGAAACAGGTGATACCAGTGCCATGGTAGGTAATACTGTGAAGGTTGAGTTTGTTACATTTGGCAATCGATCAGTTGATGGGAAGGTTGACACAGGTGCTACCACTTCATCGCTCCACGCAACAGACATCAAAGTGAACCAACAACAACGAACAGTATCGTTTCATAGCCCTTCACTGTCAGACAATATTGTTACACTTGATTTAGCTGGTGTTCAAGAGGTGCATTCAGCTGATAATGGCGGCGAACCTCGTCCTATGGTATCACTCGATGTCGCAATTGACGGCAAGCCTATCAATGGGGCGACGTTCAATCTGAACGATCGTAGCAAGATGGATACGCAGATCTTGATTGGTCAAAATATCTTGAAAGCTGGTGGATTTGTGATCGATCCAAACAAAGACGGGGAAGCAGCTGACCACAATCCAAATGATGCAGCTCACCAAGCAACAGCCGAACCTCGCATCAGAAACGAAGCAGCAATTTTGGAAGCAATGGAACTACTGGCAGAAGCCGACATATCATTTAGCGATCTATTGAAATACCTACAAACTGCTGCTATCAACCGTATCAAAGAGTAATATTGTGTCTATAAAATCACCTTTCTATGTCGTAGAGGAATTCATATCACCAATGATGTGTGAGGATCTTGTTGATTCGTGTGAATTTAACGATCCCAACCGTGATATAGAAGGCAAAGCGGTCAAAACAGTAAAGACATGTGAATCCGGAGAACAAATGTTGTTTGAACGGTTGCAGATGCTTATACCGGAATTGCAAACGCACTATCAGTTGAAATACAAAGGAACTGAGCGAATGTCGTTTGAGTGGTTTCCTGAAAATAGCGTAGGACAATTCATGTGTGAAAATAGTGAATACTTACGCAGCAAGTGGTTACGTACTCGTAACCGAGATTTAACGGCAATTTTGTTCCTGAGTGATTATCAGGAACAAACTCCGTTTGAACAAGAGTTTGAAGTATATGGTGGTAAGCTCGAATTCGTTCAACACAAGTTTGGGTTCAATCCGCAACGAGGCACTTTGGTGATATTTCCCAGTGACCCTCACTTCATAAACATCACTACAACGGTGATGGCTGGTGATCTGTATCAGGTCCGCATCCAACTTGCGGCACAGACACCATATCTGTATAATCCCCAGGATTTCCTGGGCAACTATACTACATGGTTTACGCCGTTGCTTCAAGCTAACGGTTGATTTAACCAGAATTTTAACGTATAGTGCTTCTGTGTGATTGAGTTCACATGGAGGCCTATTAACTGACGAAAAGGAAACATGATGAAGCAAAATCATCTATTCACCAACGTCACTGCAATGCTTACATTGTTTGTGGTGGTTCTTGTTGGCGGCACAGCCGCTGGCACGGGACATGTCCAATTTACTGATCCATCGTGGCGAATCAAAGATCAGCCATTTGAAACACGGGAACACGAGACACAGATACTCACTTCTACGGATGTTGGTATCTTTTCCAGTAGTTCTGCGGAAAATATGAAGAAAGTGTTCTTGGTAGGAAGAGAGGTCGGCAATCCTGAAACGATGCAGGCTATTCTACTGCAAGAGACAAACGGAGGTGTTGGCCATGCAATTGGAAATAAGGCATCGCCTGTTGGCAAGCGTTCTTATGGACTAATGCAAATTCAAGTCGTTGCTGCTCGGTCAATTCTTCAACGAACCCCCACGGTGTTTAAGAAGTACTTCCCCGATCGAACATATGATTCCGTTGCAGACGAAGAAATCATTGCTTTGCTGTTAACCAACGACGAAGCCAATATTCGAATTGCGGCTTACCACTTCAAACTGTACCTCCAACTTTGTGGAGGTGATTGGGACCGCGCTGTCGCGGCCTATAATGCAGGAATTGGTGGTGTCAATGGTATCCCTCAGCCATCTGAATTCGGATATGTCGTTGGCGTTAAGGCAAAGCTTGACAGTGCCGTTCGGCCGTTCAACCGTAAAAACAACTTACAGTTGACACAACGTTTCTAACAACGTAATATTACACATCACAGCCACATAAGGAGAACAATATGGCGAAGTTCGCAAAGAAAGAAAAAACCCCGAAGGAAAGCAAGGGCAACATCATGGCTGATCCAGAAATTCGCAAGAAGTTCAAATCAGCACTTGCAACAGTTACGCATTACTTTCAACAAGCTGACGATGCGAAAGAGGGAGCCTCTGAAACAGTTGCTGACCTCGCAGCTGAATATGGTGTGGACAAGAAGCTGGTTCGTAAGCTCGCTGTTGTTATGTACAAGCACAATTACGGTTCTCTCCAAGAAGAAAATCGTCACTTTGAGACGTTGTATGAAACAGTCATTGAAGGAAAGCTTCGTGACCCCGATAGTGGATCATCCGATCCATTGGATGCTGATGACGCAGAGTAACGCAAAGACCGGCAGATGCCGGTCTTTTACCCTTTGAAGGTAAGTAGTAGATGAGCTATATCTCAGCTGTAAAGAAAGATGACAAGGTCATCGTATGGGAACGTACGGAGACGGGGGATCGTATTGTCAAGGACTACAAGGCTCCATACTACTTTTACTATGACGACGAAGGTGGTGAGTATACCACAATCTTTGACACAAAAGTATCCAAAGTTGAGTTCACATCTGGGTTTAAGCTGAGTGCTGCAAAGAAAGACTTCGAGGCTCGTAAAATCCGGACGTGGGAAAGCGATATTCCAGCAGAAATTCGCCTGTTATCCAACAAATATTACGGCAAGCCTGCACCAAAGTTAAACATCACATTGTTCGACATTGAGGTGGATTATGATCCAGAGATGGGCATTACAGTCCAAGATATGGTTGCGATCAATCCATATGCTCCAATCAATTCCGTTTCACTTATTCACTGCTGGAAAAAGGAAATCGTTGTCATTGTGGTTCCACCTGAACCCGGCTGGGATGAAGTGCGGCTGTCAGAAGCTGTTATAGCTTCTGCTCCTGATGCTCCACTCGTTACTGACCTAACAATTCGATACATTGTGTGCGAAACCGAGCGTGAACTGTTGTTGAATTTGATCCTTGAAATTGAAGACAGTGATGTGGTTGGAGGATGGAACAGCGACTTCTTTGACTGGCCATATGTAGCTCAACGAGTCATTCGAGTATTGGATGAAGAAGTAGTCACTCTGGAAACGATGGAGACAATCAACGAGTACAATGGAAAGTTGAATGTTGTGTACGTGGAGAATCCCAATCCAGCAATACAAAAAGCTGGCCGGTTCCGCTGGCTCAAACGCCTTGACTTCCCACAGTATGGAATGCCTACGTTTCGACCAGTTGCTAATGCAACAACAGGTAAGTTGATGGGGAATACCATTGACCTTGTCGGCCGCATTCGTGCTGACTACATGAACTTGATCAAGAAGTATGAGCCAGGTGAAAAACCCTCGTACAAGCTGTCTGCTATATCAGCGGATATTCTTGTAGACGATAAGACAAAGAAACCACTTCTTCCAAAGTTGGAATATGAAGGCAGCCTTGCCGACCAATATAGACAGAATTTCCCATTCTTCGTCCGATACAATATTCGGGATACGGAGATATTGTGGGGGTTTGAGAAAAAGCTTGGATATGTTGAGGTTGCGAATCAGAATTACCACTTGTCTACTGGCCTATTCACACACGTTCTCGGCACGTTGAAGCTTGCTGAATTAGCCCTTGTAAACTTTTGTCATCATGAGTTACACCGCGTAGTTAAAAACGTGACAGCTCCTGAAATCGATCGCGCAATTGATGGCGCATTGGTATTGCTTCCACAAATTGGGATGCATGAGAACTTTGGGTCTATTGACATCAATTCACTGTATCCGTCTGCCATTCGATCATTGAATATCTCTCCTGAAACTATTCGAGGTCAATTCACAAGAGATGTGAAAGACGCAGCTGAAATTGCTGCGAATAGCGTTGCTCGACTTACGATGGTTATGGAAGGTACAAAGCAGGAAGTCACAAAAACCGCTGATGAATGGAGAGAGTACTTCATTGAGCGAAAGTGGGCTATATCTGGATATGGCACTGTGTATGATCAAACCAAACAAGGGTTCATCCCAGCATTGCTTGGCGAATGGTACGCACTGCGAAAGAAATATCAAGCAATGAAAGGTCAGGCTGCTGACGCTGGTGATTACCAGACGGCTGGCTACTATGAT